CTGCACAAGGTCAGTGAGGAGCGAGCCGGCACTAGGCGTTAGCGAAGCCCGGAGATTCGTCGAGGTCGGCCCCGCCTTGAACGCGCCACTCTCGAATACCCTGGCCCACACCTGGTTGATGTTCTTACTCCTGCCTGTCCCGAATGCGTCCACCCGCATCATCGTGAGAGGCAGCGTCTGAATCTGTGACGTGTAGCCAAGGCCAACGTGGACCTTCGTGGCTGCCTTCGTCAGCGTCAGCGTGCCGCTGGTCACGGTGCCCGTGCCGACCAGGCCATCAGCCAGGTAGCTGACAGCTTCACCCTCCAGGTGGTCGAGCCCAGCGATGGATGTGGTCGAGGCTCCGCTGTAGGTCAGCCCACAGTCGACGAAGTAGGCGTCAGGCAGACTGGACGTGCCGCCGCGATACTCGCTCGCGAACCTCTCGACGAACCGCTTCACCACACTATTGATCGTTCGCTTCACCACAACATAGACAGCGTCCTCGTCGCCCTCGGGGATCGAGACCACTGACTCGAACTCGCCGTCGGCTGGCGTCGTGTGCTGGTGCCAGGCGCCGACCTGCTCCTCGGGGATGTAGGTGATGCCAAGCAGCTTGCCTGAACTGGACACGCACCACACGATCGGCAGCGGTGCCTTGGCGTATGCCTGGTCCTTGATCGTGAAGCCGTCGAACAGGTGAGCAGCGCGGAGGCTCAGGTCTCCAGTCAGATACCCGAGCACGTCCCGGTTGTAGCCCAGCTCGCGCACATGCCCACCCCGAGCCGCCGCGAACACAACCGTGTTGTTGACCAGGGCCGGGTGCGGGTAATCCGTACCGATGAAGCTCTGCGGCCTGACCGAGATCGATGACGGCGTGAGGATGTCGTCGTTGGCCGGGGTCAGCCGATACTCGGTTGAATCACTCAGCAGCACCAACTGCGAAAGCGGAACAAGATGACGAACGGCGCTCATCTCGCGGGACGCGATTCGGAAGTAGATACGGTCGCTGTCCACCGTCGGGATCGAGTAGGACAAGTCGCTCTCGGTGCCGCTCGCCGTCATCCAGATGTCCTGGGGAAGCGCCCTGCTGCCAGCGAAGACCCGGCGCCCCTCGAAGTAGCTGACAGCCGACGGGAAGTTGCCCGAGACAGCCGTGTGAAGCCCGGTGTCCGTTCCCGTGATGTCCACGATCGCCTCGGTCTCCAGGTCATCCGTGACCTGAAACCCATCAGTCTCCGGGTTCATCACGAAGTAAGTCTGGCCCTCATTGACGCCGGGCATCTGATCGCTCGCCCTGAACACCACCGGCGCTCCCGCCGAAAGACCGTGAGCAGTCCAGCTAATCAGATCGGTGGCCGCGTCAAACGTGACACGAGACTCTTTGCGGAGAGCCGAGTCAGGGAGCGGCGGCGAGACAGCGAGGTCTGGGCCGATGTTGTCGTCGAGGAAGGTGAGGTCGTCCGTCTCGCCGATGAGCCCGAAGAGCCCGCTGAGTTCCTTGTAGACCCGGTAGCGGATGGCCCCGGAAGAAGCTCCCCAGCCAATGCTGTTGGACGCCCCCGACACGAACAGGTTGTTCGAGACCGCAAGCGGAGCACTCGCTGGCGACTCCTCGTTGTTCGTGTCGATCGAGGTCACAACATAAGTCTGCGTCTGGTCCTCGCCCTGTGTGCCGTAGCGGATGCGCCCGTCGAGACCCGAGGCTACGTCGCCGCCATGAGACACGATCGCGCCGCCATCTACTTCGACCAAGAAGACATTCCATACCCCGTACTCTCTTGGATCTCGGTCCTTGTCGCCAGTGCCGACGAGGTAGTAACCATCCGCGAGAGACCCCAGACCACTTGATGGAAGCCCCTCGACGTAGACAGGATTGCCCTCTGTGAAGTTGTGCTGGGTGTGGGTTCTGAAAAGGTGCCAACCAGCGTATGGCCCAGTTGCGACCGTCGCTGTTCCGACGATCCTCATCCCCTCGCCAGGGGTGATCTCCACCTCGTATGGGTCGCCAGGAACCGGAGCGGCAGCCACGAACTCAGGCTCGGCTAGCTCCCACCTCGTCGAGGAAACACGGCGCAGCTCGGCCACCGGATGATCCCGGCTCGCGAGCGTCAGCACGTCGTTGCTCTGCGTCGTCGTGATCCTCGGCAACTCCTCCTCGCTGTAGTTGTGCGGCACCTCATAGATCGTGTCGCCGGACGCCGTGATGTATGCGCCGTCGGTATCCTTCAGATCGATCAACGCTCCCGTCGCTGTCGCGGAAACGCGGAAGTCGTCCGTCGTCTTCTCGCGAACGTAGTAGGTCGTGCCGAGGGTAAGGCCCCCCTGTATGGCGCTGGCGGTGGCGGTGGTCCCTGGCGCTGCACTGAAGATAACAGTGTCGCCGTTACCCAGCCCATGGCTGGGCCAACCGACTCGGTCAGTTGACGCATCGAATGTAACCCACGCCTGCATCCCCACGTTGCCCGCTGTGAGGGCGGTGCCGGCACTCAACAAGGGAGTGCCAGCCACAGCGTGAGCCGCAGTCGCTGCCAGGTTGAAGGTGGTTGTGTTTACCTTGCTGACAAAGTAAATGTCGGGCGACGACGATACTCCCGAGAAGCCATAGGGAGGAGTGCCGCGAACAAAAGAGATCGCCTGACCGGACGCGAACCCGTGCCCCACCGCCGCCGTCACCAGGAGAGGAACAGTACCGCTCGTCGTTACAGGGAGGACGCCTCCCGTCGAGTGACCGGGCAACTCTCTCCAGTAGTCGCCCTGCATCAAACTCGACCGAGCTGCTGGAGCCCGAGACGCTGCTTGCGTGTGCATTTCCTCGGTGACCAGCAAGCCTCCGAGTGAATCCCTCCAGGTGCTCCTGTTGCTGTAGTAGTTGCGGAGCAACAGGTCGCTGCCGACCGTCTCGAAATGGCTGACGAGGTCGCCAGACTCATACGCGCGGTGGACCTTGAAGTCAGTCCACCAAGTACTTGTCTGAGCGAAGTAAAGCCCCGCGCCAGTGGAGTCGGCGCGATCCAAACTGGACTCCAACCTGAACAGGTTCGAGTTGGCTGTCGCGACGACATAGTATTTCGTCAGACAGCTAAACGGTCCAGTGACGCCGGGGCTCGTGGTGAGCGGCATGATCCCGACCCTGATCCACCCGATTAGAGAAGGGATCTCTCCAAAGTCCAGGGCCGGTCCCCCGAAAGTCTTGCTGACTGTCCACCCCTCTGCGGTGTAGCTGGTCGTGTAGTAAAGCCGCCCCTCGTCGATCCCCGGAGGCAGTGCGCCCCAGCGCACCGAGTCGGGCACAAACATAACCTGCTGACCCATGGTGACCGGGTTGAGCAGCTGTGCATTGGGCATCTGGAATCGATTGCCCGAGAACTTCGTGACGTAGTTGAGCCGATCGGTGCCGTGTCCCCCCGGCCACATCGTTAGGAAGACTGGATCTTTGTGGTTGAAGCCGTGCTCGTCAGATAGCCAGTCCTGGGGCTTCGGCCCCCACTTCTGCCAGTTGAACAGCACAACGTCGTAACCGGTGGTGGTCGATTCAATCGCAGAACCCGCCTTGGTGGCCTTCACGCTGAAGGTGTCGTCGCTCAACTTGTTGACGTAGTAATCCCCATGAGCCCAAGTGAATGGCGCAGGCGGATTCGCGCTGATGAACCTGACCGGGTCGTCGGTCGATAGCCCGTGATCCTCAAGGGTGACCACCATCGGATTGGCCTTGGTGCAGCTAACCGAACGAACCCCCGGCTGCATCTTGGTGACCTGAGCAGCAGACCACCTGTCTGGCTGCGAGTAGAGCAGCGTCCCGCCGTTGGTGTGGAAACGGAAGTAGCCACCTTCGAGGCTGTCCACTGTTGCTCGGCTGCACTCGATCGCCATCGACTGCGTCGAGCTGAACACGAAAGGAAGAAGGTGCGCTACCTTGGTGGCGTCGCGCGTCTCCCTGACCAGGCGTGTGCCCGACCGTCGAGCTGTCGCGCCTGCCGGTCTCGGGATGCAGTTCAGGAGAGTCGCAGCTCCGGCTTGGAACTTGACATCGTCCATCCGCCCGAACATCTCGGGGGACATCTCGCCGCCGGCGAAGGATCGCGTGATGACCTTGGTGTGTCGGCTCATCGGTGAGCGAGGTGGTCAGGAACGAAGCCGAACGGACGAGAGCTGTCGATCGGTCGCTGCTGCCTCGCATCGCTTGCCGATGCCGCACGAACAAAGCCGGCGGTCTTCTGAAGCAGTCGACCAGATACCGCCTCGCCCTCGTCGCCTTTGATGGTGACGCTCGCGAGCATCGACCCCAGGTAGCAAGAGAGTGCCGTCGCGAACTGCGGGGAATACTGATCCGCGTCGACCACGCGAGCTACGTATTGCAGAGTCGCATAGGTCTGGTTCGTGAAGATGTAGCGGTGCCCGAGCGGCGATTGCTCGACCGTGTAGGCTTGCGGCTCAAGCTCGATGTGAGACTGAACCGGCAAGAGACTCGCGGCCTCCAGCACTACACCGCTCCCACCGCCTGGACCTGGAAAGACCAGGACCGCATCAGCCTCGACAGCCGTGACGTTCGTCTCCGTCGCTGAACCATCGTTCGCGGCGAAGGTCACCCCATACGCAGCGGTCTTGACCTCGGTGTGATCGAAGGAAGCGGAAGACGGCTCAACCACCGGAGGGAGCACGGTGAACGCACTCAGAGCTTCCGCCGGCATCACGTAGCAGTTTGTCCAGTGCTGGAAGAGAGCAGCCTCCGGCCTCTGGATACCCACCAGTTGTCGGCGCCGAAGAGCGAAGCTCCACTGCCGCATCTGAAGCAAGCCGTCCCGAGCTTCAGGCAGGAACTTCTTGCAGAGAGCCGCCTGCTCGCTGCCGTCGTCCAGGCTAGTGATCTGCCCGGAGTCCCCGATGTTCGACAGCGCCAGGTTGCAGATCCCGACCAGCTTCGTCTGCGCGTTGGCTAGGGCTGTCGACCCATGAGCCAGACCGTAGTCGACCAAGATCGACAGCTTGTCGCCGATGCGAGACCCCAGCTCGGCCTCCCCGATACCACTGTAGATGCCTGGGTCCGTTACGAGCCTGGGGAGATCGTCCACCTTCACCGACGCAGCGAACCCGTCAGCGGAGGTGTTCTCCTCGATCGCTGCGTTGACCAGGCTCTCCGTGTCGGCGTTGTAGGCCACGGTCCCGCCGCCCCGCTCCGAATGGTTGGCATAGGTGCCGTCGAGCGCGTAGGGCAGATACGCAATGCGTGGCTGCACGTAGGGGATCTCCGCACCGTTGGCGTAGGGGTTGAAGCCCAGAGTGTCGATCAGGTTCCGCAGCGCGGTGATGAACCCCTTTTGCGTTTTGCTGTAGTGCTGCCTGGAGCCGGTGGACAGTGCATCGGTCTCACCCTGCGAGAACACGATCCCCAAACACCGCAGGCTCTTCGTCGAAGCCTCGGCCAAGAGGGCGTTCGGAAGCACCGTCCGCAGGAGCTTGTCGAGGCGCTGGTAGATCGAATCAGGATTGTTCGGAGCCCAGGTGCTGTGGTTCTCAAAGTCCCACCACCCGAGCCGACCTGGGAAGCCAGACGAGTTGCGGGCGTTGCTCGGCACGAGCGAGCTATCGTTCACCCCGAGATGCACGACGTTTACACGCTTCCCGGTTGTGGCCGACAGCCTCGATGCGGCGACCAGCATCTCCCCGAACTTGTCGCCGTAGGCGTTGCCGGTGATCCCGCGTGGCCGGTTGTGGACCGCAGCTCCGATCGCTGACGCAGCGCAGGGCTGCATGTCGTTGTTCGGGTAGGTGAAGCCCTCGCCAGGAAGGTAGGCGTAGGGGCTGTCGTTGTAGTGGGGGATCCAGGCCGTGTAGCGTTTGACGTTGCCGTGGGCTAGCGGATTCCCATCCCCAAGCCAGGTGCCAACCACAAACGTCGTGGTCGTACTGTCAGTGATCGGAGCCCAACTGCGCTTTGTCACGCCGCCAGTCTCCCAGTCCACTAGCACGTAACCGCCGTTTAGATGATCAGCAGTTCCTACTGCGTTCGCGTACGTCCAGGTGGTTCCAGAGATGTCGGTGATTCCATGATCTGTGGGACCCGCCGAGTCATTCGACTCACTAATGCCCCACCCGTCGATCCCCTCGAAGAAAGAGAACGGCAGGAACACCCCGACATCCTCAAACGAGGCAGCACCAGTCGTGCCGCTGTAAGGAGCTGGCAGAGTGATTGACTTGCCGCTGCTGGCGAAAGCCGCTCCGGCAGTTGGGTACGCGATATCCGTATCGGTCGCACTGTCCACCACCGGCTGGTAGGGCGTCAGCACCCGAACCTGCGGGTAGCTCCCCCACTTCCTGTTCTCGCGGACGATGTAGCCGGCGACGGTCGCTGGTCCAGCCGCAGCGGTTGTCCACGTTACCGTGAGCGATCCGGCAATAGATGCAGCAATCGCGGCATGGGATTGAATCACGCCATACCCGGCAAGAGGAGCTATCTTGGTCCCCAGCCGGAGCGTTGCGTTCGCAAACTCGTTCGCCTCGATAGCTGTCGAGGGAGTGACGTCGAAGGACTTGGTAGTCCCCGCATCAGAGCTAGAAGGGACCGCCACACCAGTGAGGTCCACCCCGTCGGCTGCGTGCTCGAACTCGGGGAACAGGGTATAGGCGTCAGCCTTCGATCCCCATGGCCGCGCGTTCGTCTCGCCGACCCAGACGATGAAGTATTCGTGGGAGGCGGAGAGATCGGCAGCGTGC